TTCGGTAAGTTTTAATCCGCCAAGATAAATGGTGGACCCAGAGAGATAGAGGTCACGGAATTGATTGGTTGCACTTCCCAAGTCATAGATTTCATTTGCGGTAGGAACGATATGTCCAGAGGCACTAATAACACCGGTATTGACCACTTGCCCTTCAAGATGGGCGAGAGTTTGAGCAGAACTCGATACTGTCCCCGTAGGTAATGACCCGGTGACTTGACTAGAAAAATTGGTAATCGCAGTAACGGGAATACTTCCCGATTGAATTAACAGACCTGATAATCTGGTTTCAGCCACAATAACAACTCCATATCATAGATGGACTACACTATATAAGTAGAAAGTTTACGGGGTAAGTATGTGATTTTACTCACCCGACCCCGAAGGAATTGGTGGATTTGGGTCAACCCATGGTGGAGATACAAGACCACGTGTTGGATGAAGGTCATATGCGATAGACGCACTTAATCCTACCTTTATATTGTTGACTTGTTCTTCGCCCATTTGCCCTTCAACCCACGTAGTGACTTGTTCTTTGGTCACATCTGCGAATGGAATGAAGCTTTCTGGGTCTGGTGTACTAAATCCAATCGTTCCGATAGAAGTCTTGGTAATAGATCCTGTTTCTGATCCCGAAAGATAGGTGGCGTGCATTTGCCAGTGCACAACATTGATGATGTCTTGCATACTGGCAGAATGATACGTGATTTCCATTGGATTAAAAGTCCAGTTATACGTAATGTCTGACATACTGCGTACTCCTTATGAATTGTGTTTGAGTGTATCGATTTCTGCTTTGAGTTCTTTGATTGCTTCGACTAAGAGTGGGATAATTGCTCGGTCACGAAGACTGAGTTTTCCATCTTCGTTTTCTCTTACAATCGTTGGAAGAACTTCACGAACTTCTTGTGCGATAAATCCGATATCATCCGAAATATTGGTCATCTTATAACTGTCCGTATCTTCCTTCCACTTGAATGTGACACCACGAAGTTTTTGCACAGTGTCTAATGCATTGGTAAGCTGATGGATATCATGCTTGTATCGAATATCTGACGGTGTTCCGTAGGCTACTACGTCAGCGGATACAGTAAGCGTACCTGCTCCAGTGATTGCAAAAGTTCTTGTACCACTAGCATTTAATCCACTGTATGTAAAATATGCATTATTACTGACTTGTGCACCAAATCCGTTATACCCCGTTACATATGAAGAAACTGCAGCGGAGTCAATCGCTGAACCGACATAAAATGTTCCTACATATGTGATTGCTGCACGTTGGGCATTTGACCCTGCATTATACGTGTAGAATGAAATATCACCAGATTCTGCTGCGGCTGTACTTGAAACAATACGTGAATAAATTCCTGCATAGTTAATCTTTGTACCTGATGCATTTTGTTGTGCAAATACGATACCCGAAAGATTGGATGCGGTACTCTGTGTACGATATACGGATAGTATGTCCGATGTACCGGTGTTTGCTACCGTTAGTCGTTCTACAGGACTCGTCGTGCCGATGCCAACGTTGCCGGAGCTATTACCGTATAACCACGTTACAGTTCCACCGTAACCAGTATTATTAAAGTTTAATCCATTTGCATTAACTTCAAATTGCTGACTACTTGCACGCGTTCTTACCGTCCAATTGGTACCCGTGCCGGCGGTATGACCCATGTAAAGATAGTTAGACCCTACTATACCCACATCACCGTTCGTATCCAACTTGTAATATGGACTTGTCTGTGCGATACCGACGTTGCCGCCAGAGGTAATAACTATATTGTTTGTTGTTCCTCCATTGACACGGAACACAAACCCGCAACCCGTTGCGGCCATAAAATACATTCCATCATTAGCATTTGACGCCGCAAGTATTCGGTTGCCTCCATCGCTTGTTGAATTAAAACCAACGACTTTATACGGGCTTCCGTATGTAGAATCGTCACCTAAAATAATACCGTTTGCGTTGGTGTTGCCGTTTACATCTAGCCTATATCCCGGACTCGTCGTGCCGATGCCGACGTTGCCGGAAGTGTTGATACTTACGTGTGTTGTCCACCCAAAAGTTCCTGTACCTGCGGCGGCATATGCAAAATCCATTCTATTATTAATACCAAATGTAATTCTCCATGACGTATCGTTGGCGATTTTGGTATACGCACTATTAAACGCATTATAGTTATATCCTATTTCTGGATAACCACTGGCATACGTTCCCACGAAAAATCTACCAGGTAACAATACTGCTCGACCGTCAAATGTAGTTGGGTCTGCATATATCATATATGAGTTTGCAGAACCTGCTATTTCTAATTTACCATTACTTGGACTCGTCGTGCCAATGCCGACGTTACCCGAACCTTTAATTCTCATCAATTCACTACGCGAAGATGCACCGGTTCCCGCAAAGAACACATGGTCATCACCGGTTGTATAAGTGGAATATACTAATGTGGCTGATTCAACACCAAACCCATAAAATTGATAATTGTTATTTGCTCCTTCATACAATACTATTTTTCTAGTAGCTGTGGAAGTAGCAAATTGTAACGGAGCATTTGGACTCGTCGTACCGATGCCGACGTTACCTGAACTGTTGATGTATACATAAGTCGTACTACCATTTCTATTACGGAAATAGTGTTGTGAGTTATAGTAATAATTGCTTGAGTCGGTAGTATTACCTAAGTAAATTGACCCAGTGCCGGATGGTTCGTATATTTGATTATAGTTTCCTGATTTTACTGCGAACGGGAATCCCGATAATCCAATAGTTCCACTAACATCTAATGTATAGGATGGACTCGTCGTGCCGATGCCGACGTTGCCAGCGCTGGTAATACGCATTCTGGTGGTATTACTTGTACCTAAATCTAAATATCCTGCACTCAATTGATAGAGTTGAGTCCCATCGGTTAATCCACGAAGTTCGGTTGCAAATACTGCCGAATCTAATCGTAATGTTGATGTAGCACTTGACTGTTGGATTTCCAATCCACTTCCTGCTGTGAACGCCGGTGTGGCACCAATACCTACACTTTGTCCACTCGCAGGAGATAATACGATGTGACCACTTCCCGTTTCATTTGCGATGGTCAAGTTATCACTAGTTGCTCCACCATATCCAATATATGCCTTACGTCCGGCTCCCAATCCATCTGGATAAAATCCTGCGTATACGTGGTCAGTACCAATCAAATTCAATACTTGTGCATTACTTGAAACGGATAATGTGCTTCCATTAAACGTTAGTCCAGATTCCCCTTGTAGTGTGTTAGTTGTACCCGTTGCGGTTACCACATAGTTGTCAACGTTACTATTGATGGTGACGGACGCGGAAGTACCGGAAGTACCAGAACTACCATTTGCCCCAGCTGTTCCTGAGGTACCACTGCTACCATTTGCCCCAGAGGTACCTGAGCTACCGTTTGCTCCCGAGGTTCCTGAACTTCCGCTAGTTCCAGATGAACCCGATGTTCCACTAGTACCTTGTGCGCCAGATGTACCTGAGGAACCAGATGTTCCAGACGATCCTGACGTTCCTGACGAACCAGAAGAACCGGATGTTCCGGAATTACCTGAGGTTCCAGACGAACCACTACTTCCAGAACTACCTGATGACCCCGATGTACCACTTTCACCAGAAGTTCCACTTGAGCCGGAAGAACCCGACGATCCTGATGTTCCAGAACTACCTGACGTGCCACTTACTCCACTCGTCCCGGAAGTACCAGTTGTACCACTTGTTCCAGAGCTTCCCGATGTACCATTAACTCCAGACGTGCCACTAGTACCCGATGGTGTTAATGCAAATCCAGCTGTAGTTGCATAACTTGCACTTGCAATAATACCAAAAAACGACCCACTAAATGAACCGGTGACATTTTCGGTTGCATTTACGAGGGCCGTAACAACGATGATTGATTCTGTGGGTGGTGCGGAAACGAAAACAACAGTACTACCCGAAATCGTGTAGTCTGTGGATGCATTAAAACTTAAACCACCAACTGTAACAAATAGGGAATTAATATTATAGTTGGCATTTAAATTGAAATTCGTTTGTACCCCACTACCAGTAAAGTAGTAGGTATCAACGTCAACGGTAGAATTTGCGGTTGGAAGATTGGTAAGTTGACTACCATCACCTTTGAAATATGATGCTGTAACCGACCCGTTGATACTCGCTGAACCAGAAATTGTTGTACTGCCAGAAACTATCAGTCCCTTTCTGGCTACGAATTCATTTGCCATAATTCCCCTTTTTCATTATCCAAAGGTGATGTGTTTAAGTTGTACGTAACCTACTATTATAATTAGAGAGCGCGAACCGCTGTCTTTACAATCCAGTTGTCTGATGCGACGGTTGCTTTCAACCGTGCTGTTGCTGAAAGAATATCTACGACAAACACCACATCTGTTGTGTTCCCCAAGTCATTTGTTGAGGTGTCGGTGAATTCTACATTAGAGGTACCTGCTTCCCACACTGCCATCACGGTACCTGCACGATAACTTGATCCCTTCTTAACTACATAATCGAAGAATGCTGCGTCATAACTACCAGTTTGTACAGTCGCAACTACTTCAGTACCTGTGTCTACATCGGCGTTACTACCAGAAGTAAAGAGTACTCCGTGGATAACTGCTCCACCATTTAGTACAAGTTGGTCTGCGGTAGTAGCACCTTGTGAGGTAATGTTAGCAAGACCAAATGAATATGCGGAACCAAGATTGAGTGGGACACTATTAAAGGTGATTGCACTTGCGGTTACTTGACCACCTACAACTGAGAAGTTTGCGCTGTTGAATGCTGCGACACCCTTTGTAGTAGTCGTTGCGTCACTACCACTAATCGTGATAGTTTGACCACTGACTGTTGCGGTAAGACCGTTAGTACCATCAACAGTTAATGCTTGTGTCTTAAGAGATACAGTACCTGTACCACCATCTGAGCCGGTGATATTAAGGTTTGTGACGATACCAGTAAGGTTACTACCATCACCAGAGAATGCAGATGCGGTTACTGAACCTGTGACGTATACATTACCTTCTGCGTGTAAAGTGGTTCCTGCAACACGAAGAGGTGAGACTGCGGGTCGTGTATCGATGTGGTCATCACCAACTGCTACAGGAATACGACCGGTGATTAATCCAACTTCATCGCCAAGCGAACCAGTGTTTTGTGGACCAGCAATGATAACTGCGGAATTGTATGCTACGTCATCTGCTTCATAAATCCAACGATTGTTTAAACTATCCCAGAGGAGTGATCCTGTACCATAGGTCGAACCAGAGTCAACTACTGAGATTCCAGAGAAACGTACCAAATCATCATCATTGAGGATGATGCGACTTACACCAACAGTATATTGAGAAGATGTAACATATTGGGTAGACATACTGACTGCGGTAAGCAATCCGTCAACATTTAAACTACCAGAAATATATACATCCTTTGCAATTCCGACACCGCCTTGTACAATTAATGCACCATCTGTGTAATTGGTACTGTTGGTGGTATTACTAATAGTTTGAATACCTGTAAAGGTATTTGAACCTGTAGTTGCAATTGTTGCGATACCCGTAGTGTTACGAACATCAACTTGACCAGATGATGATACGGTTCCTGTTGGTAGTAATGCGGTAACTTGTGCACTACTTGATACAACTCCGTTGGTTGAAAGAAGTGAACCAGTAATACCTTCGGTTACCTTCAATGAACCCGTAACTTGTACACCACCGTCATTGACGATAAACTTTTGTGTCCAAGTAGTTCCGTTAAATGATGCTACGTGGAAGTTTGCATTTGCATTATTTCTGTTGTCGTATACGAATTCTGCTGAACCAATTTGTTGTGAAGAACCGGCAGCGTTACCACCCCACATTTGATAGTATGCACCTAAGATATTACTACCATCAAAGAACCCAAACAGTGTATTGGCGGTGTTACTTGGTATACGAATTTGTCCGTTTGACCCAAGTGCAATATTTCCGCTTATAATTTGGTCGGCGGTGAATGTATTTGAACCCGTGGTTGCGATGGTTGCAATACCAGTAGTTTGGCGAACATCGGTTTGGATAGAACTACTGAATACTCCATCGGTATTAAGTTTTGACTTAACACCGCCAGTAAAGTGTGCAGATGATGTATCTAGTGTTAAAGTGCGGGTAGCGGTAATATCACCACCGCCACTTAAACCGCTTCCTGCGGTTATGGATACTGTACTGTGGTCAATGTGTTGGTTTGCTACATAATTGGTTGTAGCGTTGTGGTCAACTTGAGATGAAGCGGAAACTGTACCGGTTGGGATACCGATAGTTACAGTATTATTAGTAACAACCGTAGTAACCCCGTTAGACCCCAATAAGCTTAGGGAATCAGTAAGGAGACTGACGACATCGGTACCTGTTGACCCGGTAATACGAAGTTCAGAAACAAGCCCCGTAAGTTGTGACCCATCACCCTTGAATGAGCCGGTAAACGAACCAGTTGCACCTGCCGACGCGGTGACCGGTCCACTAAAGATACTATCACCTGATACGCCGAGCGAACCAGTTATCTTTGCACCGTTATTAAGGACTATTAGACCTTTACGGGCAATAAATTCATTTGCCATACATTTCTCCCAACGGGGTTATTGTATATAAATATTAAATACTTTTTTAAGGATTCAAATTCGGGAACAATTTAAATAAACTTTGTACTGTCCATGCCCCACTTCCTGACCCGCTACTATTCACCCGTAGTTTGAATACACTTCCAGATTGAATAAAGGTAAATGAAATGTCCTTTGTATCCCCAATATCCGCGGTAGATACATCCGTAAAGACAATACTACTTCCAGACCAGGTAGCCATAATCATGCCGATTCTGGTTGCTCCTGGACGTTGTGCGACATATTCTATGGTCGTACCTGCATATTGGGTGGTCGAGATATATGGATATACATCTTCGGTAGCCCCAAAAATACCACTATTAATAGACCCCGTAAAGGTCATTGATACGGTACCAGCATCTAATTTAAATTCACTAGATTCAACCGACCGTGGTTGAATATCGGTGTTATAGATTAGACCAACAACTTGTGCACTACTAGATACGAAATTCGTGGTATCATTAAGCGAAACGATTACTGACCCACTCTTTGTATATAGTTTTCCATCAGAGATGTTGACCGCAAGTTCACCATCATACATGGCACTAGCGGTCGGAACTGCTCCGTATTGACTATTGTATAAAGGTATAAAACGATTTGCTGGCATCTTTTAAAATCCCACTGATTGTTGAATACGTGTTATGAAATTATCTACTACTGTCTTACATTCTGCCGCAGTAACTTGTACTCCAGACGCTTTACTTAATAATGTATTGATTGCTAAGATATTACTAGTATTTGACCCACTTGAAAAGAATCGAACCCCACATCCACCTAAACTTACTACATCCGACCCACTAACAATAGTTCCAAATGTAGAATTCCAGTTTGGATGTCCCAATAATATAATTACTGTACAATGTGATGGGTCGGTTGCATTATATGTTTGTCTATAAAATGCATGTACGGTAAATCCATTTACAACACTTCCAGTATAAATACTTCCAGTTGCTAATAGACCACCACCATCTGCTCCAGAGTTACCGCCAACTTGCCAACCCACCGGTCCAGTAGTAGCCCGTGACCCGATTACTGTTAATGGGTGAAATGCTGCACTTTGTGTTACTCCATATTGCACATAACCTAAACTAATATAATGAAAATCTCCATCTAAAATAGCACTAGAACTTGCTTGTGTGTAATTACTTGCCGAAGGATATAATGCTGCAGAATATGCTGAAGTACCTGTATATGACGTTCCTGACCGAAGCGCAGGTGTGGTGATGTTACCACCGTCATACATATCAAATCCTCCATCAAGAATTTGAAACCCCGTCCCATCTAATCGATATGTGTAGAAACTTGGGTTACGAAAATCAGTCATATACCCACGAAGATACACAGCGATGTCTTGTAGTTGTTGAAATGGAAAGCCTCTTCCTTGTAACGAAAATCTACCACTATTATTCTGGTTTGACAAAGAAAAACCACCTGCATTGTTTATATTTGATAGTGTTAGTGGCATATTATATTTTACTCTTACCAAGATTTTGTTGACGTTCCTATGAATTGAAATATTGGTGCTGCATTAGCCCACGATACCCACGTATCATATGGCGCAGCACAATCGTACCAAGAGTTCGGATATTGTGTTGTTCCTCCAGTACGGTTAGTCGATGAAACCGACCCAACATATGTTGTTACTGAGTTTGCGGTAGTTGGTGCTTTTCTTACAAAATAACGTCTAGTTCCTTGTACTAAAGTTGGACTATTTGCTAAACTTGTATATGTACCCTTTGCTGCGGTTGAAGTTAGTACCGTGAATGTTCCATTGGTATTAAACAATCTAGCGGAAAACCCAATAATATATTCTCCTGCCGGGGATGTCACAGACCCCGATGGAAGCAAGTGTGCACAGGTACCCGTCCATGCAGCCGAAGATTCATTTGCTTGTGCTTCGGTCATGCCACGAGTAACAACCCCGGTTACTGTAGCCTTTACGTTTGCATATTCTGCTGATGTCACTTCTACCCAGTTTCCGACAGTAGCCGCATCGTATGCCGACCCAGACGTACTTAATGCTGCTCGAATTGCATCAGCTACCGCGGGTTGAGTTATTCTAAAACCACTTGAAAACGTTATACTCATAGTTATACCAAACTTGCACTACGATATTGTGTTCCAGTATACACATAAATAAATGAACCACTAAAATACATAGACCCTGTTTGTGGTACTGCTGGGGCGCCCGTTGGTAATACGAAATTACCTGATACAATAAGTGAACCAGTAACTTCCGCAGAACCATTATTTTGTACATACAAATTACTACCACTGGTTAAGTAAAGCGACGAACTATTCGTTGTTAATGAAGAACTTACTAATGCAACGCTACTGACTGTCAATGACCCCGTAATAGTTTGATTACCATTGAATTGGTTAGACCCCGTAGTTGCTAAAATATTATAATTAGTTACTTGTACAGAACTACTAACAGTTCCAGCAGGTACTGTTGCGTTTTGTGCATAACTTGCGGTCAATGCGTATGATGCGCTTGTAATACTACCACTAAATGAACCTGTGATACCTTGAGTTACATTCAAAGACCCAGTAATCGTTTGGTTACCATTAAATACATTTGACCCCGTTGTTGCAAATGAGCCTGTATTCACCAAGGAAGATGTTCCCGATGTACCAGAAGAACCCGAATTTCCAGAACTTCCTGATGTTCCTGATGACCCAACGGTTCCACTACTTCCAGATGTTCCCGAAGAACCAGAACTACCAGAGGTTCCTGAGGTTCCTGTACTTCCTGATGAACCAGATGTACCTGAACTACCTGATGTTCCTGATGACCCCGTAGTACCACTTGAACCAGATGTTCCTGAACTTCCTGAACTGCCGCTTGTACCAGAACTTCCCGATGTTCCATTTGCACCAGAGATACCAGAAGAACCAGATGTTCCGTTTTCACCTGATGTTCCGCTGGTTCCTGAACTACCGCTTTGACCAGAGGTACCGGAAGAGCCTGAAGTACCCGTTTGGCCGGAAGTTCCGCTCGTGCCATTTTGCCCCGAAGTACCACTGGTGCCGGATGAACCAGCACCACCACTTAATACATAACTTGCGGTTACTGCGGTTTGTGCAACACTTGCGGTACCAAGCAATGAACCAGTGATTCCTTCAACAACATTCAATGAGCCACTAAATATTGCGGGTCCAATATTTGTTAATGTAGATGAACCAGATACAATTAATGACCCAGTAACAGTTACCTTTCCAATAAAGGCACTAGAACCTGTGGTGGTTAACGACCCACTAAATACCATTGTATCTGCGGTTGTCAGTAACGACCCCGTAATGGTTTGATTACCACTAAGTACTAAGGATGTTCCGTCAAAAGTAAGATTTGTTTCCGCCACGGCGGCGTTAGATGTTCCATCTGATGTTAGTATTCTATTATCTGCTGCATTAGATACGGTATTGAATCCCGTTCCACTAGTTCCTGATGTACCAGAGGAACCTCTAGTGCCTGATGTTCCAGAACTTCCACTCGTTCCTGATGTACCAGAGGAACCAGAAGTTCCTGATGTACCTGAGCTACCTGATGTTCCGTTGGTACCCGAGGTGCCTGCTGTTCCTGATGTACCTGAGCTACCTGATGTTCCGTTGGTACCCGAGGTGCCTGCTGTTCCCGATGTACCAGACCCACCACCTCCGCCACCATTGAGAGCATAACTTGCGGTTACGGCATACGATGAACTAATTGATGTTTGAACTGGAAAATAAAATACTTGAGCTGAACTAGAGACAAGTCCTTCCGGTTTATCTAATAAAACATTCCAAGAATTATTTGCTATGTAACTTGCGGTTAATGCATAGCTTGCACTAGTTATATAACTTAATCCACCGGACGGTGTAGGGATAATATAACTACCACTACCAGATTCATATACTCCGGCAAAGATAACATCAATACCATCTGCTACACTAGCAGTACCATATAATGACCCCGTAAATCCTGTAGCGACAACTGGAACATTAACTGATAATTCTGTTGAAGTTAGTTCCGCTGTTGCGGTACCGTCTGCATTCCATACCCACTTATTTTCATTTCCGTCATAATATGCTCTAATCTTCGATTGACCGTCAGATATAACAATAAAATTACTACCAGTGCGGAAATCATATCCGTTTTGGTTACCGTTGAATCGACCAAGATAGGTATTATAACTACCAGTGACATAACGACCAGCTTGTGCACCAAGCATCGTATTACTGTCACCGTGGGCATATTCAAATGATTGTACACCGATTGAGGTGTTGTAACTACCCGTATCATCATGAAGTTGTGCAAACGCACCCACTGCCGTATTTCCAACTCCAGTACGGTTGTAGTACATCGTAGCAGGACCGATTGCTACGTTTTGACTACCCGTGGTGTTTCTATTTAAGGAAAATGCACCAACACCTACATTACTACTACCACTATAACTAGAACTGAGTGCGTGATACCCAATTGCCGTATTATCAGTACCTACGGTGTTTGAACGTAATGTTTCGTGACCAATAGCGGTATTGTAAACACCGGTCGTCAACCGTTCTAAGGCATCATTACCAAATACGATATTATTTTTAGCGCTAATAGCTCCATTAGGACCAGCACCAATTCGTACTCCACGAACGTAAATGTCTGACCCGTATACAGTAAGTGATGGACCACTAGTAGAGCTGGTGATGAGTAATGAACCGGTGATAACTGCGGACCCACTGAATGGGAATCCTGCACCCTGACCAGCATTAATTGCATACGAAGCCGTAGTTGCGTATGAGGATGAAATTGATGTAGCAGCTTGATTGACATATGACGCAGAAATAGCAGTTAGTGCTAATTGCGCAATAGTATTAAACGACCCCGTGCGTAATGTTTTAATAACAGCAGGGGTAACGTTTACATTGTAATCGGAATTCTTTTCAACTTTGACAACTAGATTTGGTACATCTAGAGTTAAGTTTGCATCATCAGCTTCCCGAATTACAACCCGAATATTTGGAAGACCGGTACTCGGTGTCGTCATCTATTATCTCGTAGCGGCTGGTCGGACAACAAAATATCCTTCAAGAATACGGCGAGTTATTGAACCGCTCGTCATTTTGATGTCATATACGTATTTTCTTTGAGTAAAGGTACTGGTCTGTTCAGGGGTTAATTCGATATAAATACTTCCCGATACATACGGACTAATTCTACTAACGCTGATACTTGCAGCTACTTCATCGGTTTGGAAGTTTTCACGAACTTGACCTTCAAATGAATAATCGGTCAAGTCAAGCGTTCCGCCAGTATCCATATTTTCAATGGTAGCGACAATCTTGAATGTTTCTCCTTGACCGATATTAAATTCAGTAATTTCTGCCATATTTGTCCTCGAAAAAATACACCTTTCTATAAGTATCACAAAGTATTGGTATATAGTAATTTCCAATAAAAAACCCCACCTTTTGAGTGGGGTTTTCTGTGCATCTGTGTGTATTAGTAGTTGAGGATGCAGTAGTCTGGTTGAACCGTTAATGAGATTGAAACGGGATCATCCTTTTCCCATGCCATTTCACCAAACTCAACTTTGGTGATTTGTGTGCCCTTCAAAATCCATTCTTCAACCTTATCACCTACTGGACCAAGAACATTGATAACAATATCCTTCTTGTAGAATTCTGCATATCCATCACGACCCGTGACTGATTCGTGGTGTAAACGAACCCATTCCATTACTGCTTGTGCACCAGATGGAACTACGGGGTCATATAATTCAAGTACCATTTCGTCCCATACAGTCTTACCCTTGACGTAACGTTGAAGATTGATGTGGTCTAAACGCTTCTTTTCTTGGGTTAACTTTGGACGGTCTGCCTTCTTGATAAGATAGGCAGGTACACCTTCGATATACATCACATACCGATTTTGAGTCTTTGGCTCAAATGCGGTGAAAAATAGTTCTTGTTCGTTGACCAAATTTGCCATATGGCTCTCCAAATATAGATTGGTACTTGAAATAAATAGTGGTTATTGAAAAAACTGATTAGATTGTATCGAAGGTTGCACCAGTTGGGAGAATGTTGAAGTCCAACTTGATGAATTCTGCGGTACGGGTTGGTTGGAGATAGATTGCACCAACCAAGATGTTGCGGTCAATAATATCTGGAGTATTATTGGTTTCATCCATAACCACACGGAATGCGGTCAAACCAGAACGTTGTTGGATACCTGCGAGGTATGGGTTGACAATGTTCAAGAAACGGTTTCTGGTTGCTTCGGTATTTTGTTCGAATACCAAATAACGAGCGGAACTTGCGATAAACTTCTTCACAGTGATGAGGAGACGACGAACGTTTACACGGTCAAGTGCTGATGAACGGCGTTGGAGTGTCTTTTGTCCCCATACACAGATACCTTGTCCTGGGAATTGTGCGATTGGGTTGACCTTTGATTCGTACAATTCGTCACGTTGTGCTTGGTTTAAGCGAGTCTTGACACCAACTGCGCCTGGGATTCCACCACGATTCAATCCTGCTGGAGCGAACCATTCTGCACCAACGTTATCACTATATGCGTAGACTTCTGGGAGAACCACAGATGGTGGTGCCCAAGTATACTTGTTAGTGTTTGTATCTACGATACGAACCCAAGGATAGTATGCTGCGGCGTAATTGGTATCAAGACTTTCTGCTAAACCAGTGACACTACCGATGGTTGCATCAAGAGTATCAAGGTCAAGAAGATAGAAACAATCACCACGTACTTCACAAAGGTCAATTGCTGATTGTGCGATATAACTGTGTTGTGAGTAGAGAACGCCTGGGATAACCAAGAGGTTAAGGTCTACACTATCTGGATTCCCGAGGGTATTTAATGCTCTCTTATATTCAACTGACCCAGATGCGGTTGCATTTGAGAGGTTGAATCCTTGTGTATTGGTTGAAGTGATTGCTCCACCCAATGCGATATATCGTGCTGGGTTTAGTCCATCAAATCCACTTTGAAGAGGAACGGTGAATCGACGATATGCCACTTGGTCACGGTTGGTAAGTGAAAGTGGACTACCAGCAATTTCGTTAGACGCAAGTGAACTACTAAGGTTAAATTCTGACCCAACCGTTAATCCACCAACAGCTGGTGCGAGAAGTGATAGGTTGGTAGTCTTTGAGAAATCATATCCGTAGTATGCGCGAGTATCGATAGCATCTGCGTTGTATCCATAAGTACTACCACTTAACCAACGACTGGTGACATATGAACCACTAGTAACTTGACCAGCGGTAGTATTGAATACTGAAGTTAATGCTGCGAATCCGTAAGGTACAGCGTTTTCTGGAATGACATTTTCACTCATTTCTACACGGATATACTTTGAAGTGATTGGATAATCACCTTCATAATAAGTTTCACCCGTTGATGAATTATATGTTGGAGCTGCATTACCGATACGGCGTGCGATATAATTTGGACTGTCTGGATTGAGGTTCAAGTTGTCATAACTTTCAAGAACGTTGGTAGATGTATCAGTATCGGTGAAGTCACGAACGAGAAGTGAGAATGAACCGTAGTTACTATCTGGGTCAAGACTTGGTGAAACACCAGTAATAGAAATCTTGATTTCCTTATTTGCTGCGGTTCCATCACTTAATGTATGAACCTTAAATAAGTTATATTTAGTTCCACCGATTGGTTGTGAACGAATCCATGGGGTGGTTGCATTATCGTATTGAGTGTTAAGTGCGAGTGATGCGGTCGATGCAGTAAGAGTTACTGTATTTCCAGCTTGTGCAAGTGCATCTGGGAAGATAGCGTAGACATATGCTGGATATGAAGAATCACTTTCTGCTGTGGTTCCGAAGTAGGTACCGATGAAGGAATTATCACCTTCAATTGCACTTAGATTACTTGCTGAAGTATGTAAACTATTTGAACTACTGACTACCAAACCAAAACTTGCGGTTGTACCGAGGATACTAACATTTGTAAGACTACTTCCCGATACAGTTGGGTGAAGAACTGCGAATAATTTACTACCGAGCGAACCAGTAGCGAAGATAGTTGCGGCGGTAGTAGTGTACCCGGCTAATCCAAGAACACGAACGATAGTTGCACTTCCTGCTTCTTGGAGGTAGTTTTTAACTGCATAACTCATGTAAGAGGTACCGTTTGGTTCGCCGAAAGTCGTGACGAACCCATCGATACCATCTACCGAAGTAGGAATAAATGCTGGTCCTTTAGTGGTTGGACCAACAAACGCCGCACCAATTTGAGCTACGCCTTGTGCGAGGAATGTTTGGTCGCGTTCTTGTGTAAAGACACCAGGCGACACGATTCTTTCTGCCATACGGTATTCTCCAAACTAAATTTGTTTATCTCTCTGGGGTAAATTCGCCGGTTTCAAAATTAATTGACCCGACACCATACTTTTCCGATAACCGATTAATTAAATCTTGTTCTTCTGTAAGTAAACTTTTAAATAGTTTGGCTTGTTCACCAATCTTTAATTTTAGTTCTGCGATATCCAATTCTAACATTTCAACTTGAAGTTGGAACTGGCCAGTGTCAGAGACTACCGTTGCTAACTTATCACGCAAAACATTAATTTCGTTTAATTCATCTTTGGTAATTTCTGCCATAATAACCTCGTTTTGAGTTACAAAATACCTCGTATCATAAATATCTGTTTTTTTACCTAAACATCAATTATTCACTTTCTATTTCGGTAAAAGTGACCACTTTTTTGATAGAATAGCGTTTTCTGGTGGTGAGGGTTCTGTTGTTCTGCTTATCCAACATATTCTCAGGCAACAAATATGCGTAAATGGTCATATCAAATTGCGTCCGCACCACACGGTCCTCTGATGTTGGTAATTCGGTCAATGGTTCAAAAGACTTGACTGAAGTACGGAATTTATAGTTATTTTGTTCTCCCCAATATTGGTCCGTTTCGAATGAAATATTTTCTACCACAGAATTCATTTGTTCCATATATTCGGTCCAAATCATGCAACGATAAGTTATTTCATAATAGTCAGGAAGTGTGGTGACCAAATATTCCCGATTTGGGGTAATCTTATTCTTGACCGCAAATTGGTCATATGGAGTCCGTCTATTCCATCCCGTTTCAAAGGTTCGTTCCAAGTACTTGTTGACGGGAGAATTAATGATAGACTTTTTCATACCAGTTCGACGAATCATAATCATCGGTAATTGAATCTTACCAATAGAATCACGCATAACACCATCACGTTGTGCTGACTTCCAGCGTTCAGGGTCACCATAAATCACAGGTACTTTAACTTCATTCCCGTTTTGAGTAACTATTGGCTTAATCCGCTTATTCATATGACTAAGAATAGTATTATCAATCGTAAATAAAGTGACCGCAATGTTTGGTGTACTACCTAACGGAATGTCATTTGCTCTATCTTGTACGACTTTTTGTTGTTGCAAATCTACCTTCTGTAGTACTGGTTCGTGGCTCATACTTGTGCCTCTTCGATGTCAATACTTGTACGGCGGGTTAAGTGTGCCATACAAATGATTGCGGTATTAAACCCTGGCTTACCTGCGATAAGTTGTGTTTCCGTGATGTTATGGACTTCATAGTAGTGATTATTATATCCGATAATATCACCAATTTCTGGATATGTGTTTACTTCTTGCAACATACGACGAGCAAATCTGAATTCTGTTTGTTGGTCTTGATTGACCCCAAACCCTTCTTCTCGGACGGTAGTGTTTTTATTATATTTAACAATTGAGTTGACAATAACAGGGGTGTATCGTGGTTTTGACACACTTTCCCCATAGATGTTTACCTTGGCGGATTCAACAACAATTTTATATAAGACTACCGACACATCCATCGTTTCGTCAATTAACTCACGGGTGATGTGTTGAATAAACTCAAAGTCACGTTGTGTAACAAAGCGTGCCATGTATTAACCTATGTAGATGAGGGTAGGAATATTCTTAAACACTTCTTGTGTTGCCTTTGCATTTTCTGCTTGGCGTTGTAACTGTGCTTTTTGGCCAGTTTGGTCAAGTGTCTCTTGTAATTCTTTAATAAGTTGTTCTTTTTCGGTTAATCCTTCACGACGAAGGAGTTCACCATCCATACGAATTTGTCCATCTGGGTATGGAATGTTTTCAAACTTTGACCGAATGATACCCAATAATTCCTTCGCTAATGCTAATGTGTATCGGAAAATCCAAGTACGTGATAATGAATTTGTACTTCCGTATACGATTTGTGTATATGGAATGTTACTTAAATCACTTGCAAATTGACTTGCACTTCCAGATTGATATACATTTGCTTGCTTTTGTGGTACTACCATATAGTCAAAGAAGATTGCTTTGTTTTGCGTAAAGATAGGAGTAAATCTAATGATGTTATTGGAGATTTCAAATCCGTATTGACTCTTACGAATCATATCATTGATTTCAATTGCTTGAATACGGAGTAAATCTTCGTAGGCTGGCATCATCACGAAGGTGACTGGTGGTGAATATCCATCAAACCCGAATTCTGCCATCAAGTTAGTTAACCCAAGACCCGTGGTTGCGAATGGGTCATAGTAACGAGCGATGGCGGGTGGCATGTAGTGATAGACACGACGAATTTCGATTGCATTACCACTTTCACTAACATCCGCCCACAATGTTTTTAAGTCATATGATTGAGTGTATGCGGATGCAGAAATGTATCCACGTTTAACTGTGACATTACCACCAGATTGTGCTTCTGTGCCGTAATCACTTGCAATCTTGACCATTTGTGGAATTGCTGACCCCACAATATTTCGTTGTGTAGCAGAATTTGCAGTTGGTGACCCTTGTAAGGTCATCATATATTCACGTGCATTAAATTGATTAACTTGATTGCCGTATGTCGTAATTGCTTCTTCAAAACAGGCATAAATTTGTTTATCAATCAATTCCACTTCTACGACAGGAAATCCTAACTTTCTTGCAACGAATTCAGCTGCTTTTGGAGCATCTGTTTGGAAGTCAGTATCGTTGTCAAAGAATCCAAATGGAGTTACGCCAAGAGGATTACTAGGACTACCATCGTAAAAAATTGGTTCTTGTGTTTCCATAAAACTCTCTGTTTAAGGACTAGTAATAAATAGTTTTATTAAATGATTAACTCATATTTTCACCAGCCGGAAATAAAAAGGGTGACCTTTCGGCCACCCAATTTATTCTCACCGTTACTACGAGATTAGACGTTTGCGAGTCCGTCGATAACAATCTTACCGAAGAATTCTGGACGTACAACCTTCTTAGCGTAACGGGTCATCACGCCACGGCGTGGTGTGAAGTTCGTTGGGTCATAGACCAACGGAGTCATAATGAGAGGAATGTATGGTGCGTATACTGCGCCGGTTTCGAGGAAGTTACTTCCGCGGAAGCCGAGGAGTACGATGTTTTCCTTCATGTATGGGTTCTTGTAGATGGTGTAACGGTTTTGGAATGAACCAACCTTGGTTACGCCACCTGCGAATTCCATCTTGTCACCATCGGTTCCAGCCATAAAGCCTGGGATGGTTTCGAGGATGGTTGCGACGGTTGGTGAAACAACTGCGAAGTTTGCACCACCACGCATGGTGAGTTGGTGAATCTTGTTACTTACCTTTTGCATCTTTTGACCGAGGGTTTGGTACCAGGTCATGTTGGTCCATGCAGTTCCAGTGAAGGATGATGCTGCGAAGGATGAACCGTTCCAAGTAGTACCAATTTGTGCTGACCAGTATTCAGTGGTTACTGATGGTGCTGCTTGAATTAACATGTCGAGGATTTCAAGGTCGATTTCTGCTGAGATGTAGTCACTCAACATTGCGGTTAATTCAGCTTCTGCATCAACACTGTGGTAAGCGTTCAAGTCTTGTGCAAGTTCTGGTGACCAGACTGCCTTCAACTTACGGGTCTTTGCTACGATGGTTTCTGAACGGAGTTCAAGATTCATTTCTGGAATTCCGATGTCGCCTGAACCAGTTGTATCTTCGAAGTCACCACGGGTGGTGTCGGTTGGTTGCTTAGTGTAGATAACTGAGTTGATTGTCTTGCCTGCTGCTACTGCGGTGTTAACGATGAATACAACGTTTGCACCTGATACCTTGGTGAATTCTGGAAGAACGAGTGCACCGAAGTCAACTACTGAACCACTTGGTACGAATGAACGTACTGCGAGGAAATCACCATTGGTGAAACTTGAAGTTGCTATGGTGTACTTTGAGAGACTACCAGTTGCTACATAGTCATCGTTGAAGTTTACGTCTGCGAATGATGCAGATGCTGGTGCGGTGGTTAAACCAGTTAAGGTGAAGTCGTTTACTGTGTAAGAGAAGCGACCTGCACCATAGAGGCCACCGGTGTTGGTGTTACCAAAGGTACTGAATGGTGAACCGAGGTTATCACCATATACTGAAGTACCTGAGGTTTGACCGTTACGGGTGGTGCCGTACTTGAAGTCCATATAGAACACAAGTCCTGAAGGAAGGTTCATTGGTTGGACTGATACGAAGTTCTTCGATGCGATTGAACCGAAGACCTTACGAACTAATGGAAGTGCAACGCCTGCCCATTGTTCACCAGCAGTTCCTGCTTGGTTGGTGTATGAGTTTTCTTGGAGGAGTTGTGATGCTTGGTTTTCAAGCATTACTGCCATTGCTTGCTTGTCATAACTCTTAAGGCCTTCAAGAAGGCCTGACTTTTCCCACTTGCCCGCTAACTTGCGGGATTCTTCAGTGATTACCTTGTGTGCTGAACCGGCTTCACTGATAAGGTTCATTACGTCGGACATTTGTTATTCTCCTATGAGGTTAGATAAGACCTGCTAATTGTTGTAAACGCTTTGCAACTGAGTTTTCTGAGATAACTTCAGTTGCCTTTGGTGCGGTACTTGGGGTTGCCTTACTTGCGAACCCTTCAGTCACGACCTTGGTTGACTTTACTGCCTTTACTGCCTTTGCTGTTGAAGTTAATGTTTCAACAAGAACTGTGTATACCATCTTGACTTCACGAACTGATGATGCACGGTCAAAGTTTTCAATGACTGACACCTTTTGTTCGGTGGTCAAACCTTCCTTACGGAAGATTTTGTTGGTATATAAAAGTTTTGCGTTGAGAAGATTTACTTCATTTAGCTTGCCTCGTAGGAGTTGTACAGCCTTACGATATTCTGCGAGCTCTTTTTCAAGGGAAGCCATTTTTTCAGACTTATGCTTTTCCATTTCGTCTTCGGCTTCGAGTTCCTTGAGGATTGCTTCTAAATCCAATTCTTCTTCTTCGCCTTCTTCTTCGTGACCCTTCATTTCTTCTTCACCTTCCATCTTTGGTTCTGATGGTTCGGTTACGAACTTATTGACATCGGCTGCCATTTCTGCGCCTTCTTCCTTAGTTCCAATGTGTGAGGTCTTGGCTGGAACTTCTGGCTTCATAGTACCAGCTTCTGGTTCTTCTGCTGGATATGCTTCGTTTTCTTCTTCGCCTTCTTCTTCCTTGCCTTCTGACCAACTTTCGTCTAATTCTTCTTCCTCTTCTTCCTTCTTTGCTTCATCAAGTTCTTCTTCGCCTTCTTCTTCGTGCTTCATTTCTTGGAGGTCGGCTTCTAATTCCTTGATTACTTCGTCAAGGTCGAAATCTGCTTCGGTCCAATCTTCGTACCATTCAGTTTCGCCTTCACCTGCATCTTCACCACTGTGGTCATCTTCTGCTGAATCAAATGCTGAAGCGGAAGGTTCCTTGTTATCTGAAGAGCCGATGTCTGAAGTTGCGAGGTTCATGTCTGACTTGCCTTCTGGTTCGGCTTCGTGTGCATCAACTTCTTTTGCTTCTTCAGTTTCCATAGGCTTCTTTTCCATTTCTGGAGCCTTCTTTTCTTCTTCATCATCGTGTTCCATGCCTTCTGCTTCAGCACGGAGTCTACGAGAAATCATAGACTTGATTTGGGGTGTGAACGATTCTTCTAATGAAAGCTTTGCGTTTTCAATAGCAGTTTGACGTACTGCTTCTGCGTCTGCAATTGCTTCCTTTAAAAGCTTGTTCGTAAATTCGAACTCTGCCATAAAATTGCTCTCCTATAAGGATAAAATGGCTATTCAAGCCATTAACGAGTATACATACAACAAAAATCACACCCCAGCAGAGGTGTACTTTAAATATATATTAACGTTTTCTTAAAAACATCAATTTTTAGTTAAAACGTATTATTACTGTTCTTCTTTTGGGCCTTACTTTCTTCACGTTTTCTACGACGAAGGGCGTCTTGACTTTTCTTTTGAAGTCTCTTGGACTTCTTCAGATAGAATTCTTTTTTCTTTAAATCTTCCATCAATTCAGCCCGCTTGACTTGCTTGACGAATTGTTGGAGTGCCCGTTCTAAATCAGACTGCTTATCACCTTTGACTTCTACGTACATACTGCCTCCGTTTTACCGAGTAACTAATTGATATGCGATTGCAACCATCTTATTAACAGATTCGTTGCAGAATTTCTTTCTGTTTTCTGGGGATAGCTGGTGCATAACAGTCACCAACAGCTTAGCTGTGTATCCGTCCACGTAATGTTCATCTATCTTTTGGGCTTTTCCAGTTTTTGCGACTTGAAGAATTGACTTGATTTTTCCTTCCATATTGGTATGGAATCCCCATGGACCTACATTGAATATTTCAAACATTTCTGGATGAATCATACGAAACCGACGCATTAATACCCCAGCCTTTGCATTTGCTTCTGCTTCAATGTCGGATTCATCTGACCCATCAAGAACTCTACCTTCTTCACGTTGCTTATGATGAACCAATTCGTGTGCTAGTGTCCGTAAGACATCCGCTATATGGCGGCCGCCCATCACTACAGTGACGGTATCTGAGTCGGGGTGATAATGTCCAAATGTCAAGTAGTGTGACGCAAACCCATCGGTAGCAAATTTAATTCGTGGCAATGTTTTTAACTTTAACTCTGCCACGATAAATTTGATAAATTCTGTGATGAGGAATTTTGGGTCTTGACGATGCATTACTTTACTTCACTTAAGAAATCATAAATAAGAGATTCAATACGGTCATACTTTGGAGAAACAATCGTCTTACTTTCATTAATAAACGCCCCATGTGTACTTGGGTTACTGACGATATCAAAGCAGATGAGACTGAAATCATCTTGGACTTCTACTGTGCTTTCGCCCATTTGACGAACTGACCCCATACCACGTGAAGATACTCCAAGACGAATATTGTTCTTGATAAGTTCACGAACGATGTTACCAGATGGGGTAGAGAGGATTTCGATGTTACCACGAACGTCCTTACCGTCAAACCATAATTCAGTAACGTTGCAACAGACGTTCTTTAAGTTAACAACTGGACTTTCTGGGTGGTCAAGTTCCCCGAGTGCACGGCGTTGTGCGACAAAGTTTTCCTTGTATAATCCAGCTTCACGTTGTAAAATTTCAATTGGATAGATACGACCGTTTTGATTCTTTGCTTCAGCACGTTGAAGAAGTACGTTCTTCAACA